CCCGGCTGGTATACCCCATGAGGGTAGCAAGCAGCCCGAGTTCTCACTATTTATGAGCATTTCCTAATATACGGTTGTTGTTTTTATGGGACAAAAGGCGGCGGCCGCAAAACCCAAGCGCCAAACGTATTGGCTGACGCACGATGGAATGGCCAAGGCCTGCGGTATTTCTGTGCAGGCATTTCGCATGTGGGGCGTTCCGAGTGTGGCAAAAATCGGACGCAATGCGTTTTACCTGGTGTCTGACGTGCTGGCCAACCGGCTGCAACGGCAAGCGGCGAAACAACAACAAACCGCGGAGCCAGCGACCGACCTGGAGCTGACACGATCCGAGCGCGAGGAAAAGCTGCGGCTTACAAAAGCCCAGGCCGAGGGCCAGGAGCTCAAAAACGCGCAGCTGCGCAAAGAGCTGGCGCCGGTGGACGTGATCGAGTGGGTGATCGGCAAGGCCGGCGGGCAGATCAGCGCGATTCTCGATGCTCTGCCTTCGCAACTGAAGAAGCGGAATCCCAAATTGACAGCCTCGAACATCGAGACTATCCGGCGCGAGATTGTGAAAGCCCAGAACGCAGCCTCGCAAATGACCGTGGATCTCGATGAGTACTACGAGCGGAACGAATCGCCAGATCGATAAAGCCCTGGTGCGGGGGCTGCGCTCTCTGGAGAAACCATTACCGCTCAGGTTGAGCGAATGGGCCGAGCGGCACTTCTACCTGTCGCCCGAGAGCAGCTATATCCAGGGGCGCTGGGAGAATCTGCCCTACCAGATCGGTATCATGGATTGCATCAGCAATGATGATATCCGCTCCGTCACCGTAATGAAGTCGGCCCGGGTCGGGTTCAGTAAAATGGAAGTCGCCGCAATTGGCTATTTTGCCGAACACAAGCAGCGCAACCAGGTGGTGTTTCTGCCGGTTGACCAGGATGCAGAAGATTTCACCAAGGACGAAATCGACCCGATGCTGCGGGACTGCGTGTCGGTGCAGCGCGTGTTCCCGTACTACGCGACCAAATCGAAATACAACACCCTGAGCAAGAAGGTGTTTATCGGGTCGACGCTGGATATCCGTGGCGGCAAGGCCGGCAAGAACTACCGGCGCATTTCCAAGGATGTCGTTTACTACGACGAGTTGTCCGGGTTTGACCACGACATCCAGAACGAGGGTGACCCCATTACACTGGGGGACAAGCGCATCGAGGGCGCCACATTCCCCAAATCGGTGCGTGGATCCACGCCCAAAAAGAAAGGGCCACCGGAAGACGGTGGTTGTCTGATCGAAGCCGAATACGAGCGGGCAGACGAGCGATTCAGGTTCCACGTGAAATGTCCCCATTGTGGACATGAGCAGTCGCTGCGCTGGGGCGGTAAGGCTGAGCCGATGGGCTTCAAGTGGGTCAACAACGATCCTGCTACGGTCCGCTACCTGTGCGAGAACACCAAATCCTGCGGGGCTCTGTTCTCCTATGGGGATTATTTGAAAGCCCGGGACCGGGGGCGCTGGATCTCCGAGACCGGGATCTGGATCGATCGGGATGGGGTGTTCCAGTCGAGCCAGAACAAGCCGGTTGATGCCCCGTTGCACGTGGCATTCCACCTGTGGACCGGAGTTGCCGGCTTGGTGGCTTGGTCGCTGTTGGTGCGTGAGTTCATCGCGGCGTCAAAAGACCGCAGCAAGCTCAAAACATTCGTCAATACCACCCTCGGTGAGACGTGGGAGGACGACGAATCTGAACGGGCCAACGATGAGCTGCTGTATGCCAGGCGGGAACACTATCCGGCGGAGATCCCGGCCGGTGGGTTGTATTTGGTCGCCGGGATCGACACCCAGGACGATCGGGTAGAGGTTCAGATTGACGCCTATGGGCTGGGTGAAGAACGCTGGAGCATTGATTACATCCGCCTGCTGGGAGATCCCGGCCGGCAAACAATCTGGAACAAACTGGCGGAACTGCTGGGCCGAACCTATCGTCGTGAAGATGACACGATGCTGGGAATTTTGCTGTCGTGCCAGGACAAGGGCGGGCATTACACAGATGAGGTTAATCGGTTCTCCAAGCGGATGGGCATTCGCAAGCTGATCCCCATCCATGGCTCAAAGTACCGGCACCGGCCGGTAGCCATGATGCCGCGCAAGCGGGATAAAGCCGGCTGCTACGGCACCGAGGTCGGAACTGACACAGCAAAAACGTTGCTGTATCAGCGCTACAAGATCTTGGAGCCAGGACCTGGGTATGTGCACTGGCCGATAAAGGGGCCGCAACCGAACAGTGATCCCTTTGATCGCGAATATTTTGCACAGGTCACGGCGGAAGAGCAGGTCAAACGCTACCGGGCGGGTGTGGCCGAGCTCGTGTGGGATGCCAAGAAACGCCGCAACGAAGCCACTGACTGCTCTGTGTACTCGCTGGCCGCGATCCGAATCCTGCAGCAGCACTTCGGCATTAACCTGGCCACCAACAGCCAGCGGCTGCAGGTGCCAGAACACCAGCCCTCTACTGGAGGACCCGGGCAGAAAAGCCGCTGGGTCAAACCCCATAACTCGTGGATGAAGCGATGACGACAGCGATTACACAAGCGCAGGCGCAAGCAAAGCTCGATGCACTGTTGACGGCTTCTGCCGGTGAAACTCTGACGGTGCGTTTTGGTGAGCGCAGCGTGACCTATCGCAGCGCGCAAGAGCTGACCGAGCAGATTAACTATTGGGCGCGGTTGGTCACTGAACTCAAACGGACCGCCATAGGCGCATCACGTCACGGTCATGCTCTGGCTGATTTCCGGAGCCATGCATGAATTGGCTCGACCGATTTGTTATTGCCTCGATTTCTCCGCGTTGGGCGGTCAAGCGGGCGCAGGCGCGCATTGCCTATAAAGCCTGGGCTGAATATGAGGTAGCAAAACCCAGCCGGCTGCGCAAGGAAAGCCGGGACAAAAAAAGTGCCAATGCGGAGAACGAACGATCTGCCGCGACATTGCGCACGATGGCGCGCAACATGGAACAGAATCTGGACATCGCTTCAGGCGCACTGGACGTGTTGGTATCAAATACTATCGGGGTCGGGATTCAGCCGGAACCGCAGGTAGAACTGAAGGACGGACAGCCTGCAGAGGATTTCAACCGGGCTCTGCTGAGATTGTGGGACGACTGGATTCATACGCCTGAGGTCACGCAACAACTGGATTATTACTCACTGCAGCGATTGATTGCGCGGTCCTGGTATCGGGACGGTGATGTGTTCTGGCAGCAATTGATAGGGCCAGTCCCGGGATTAGATCACGGCACTGTGCTGCCCTATTCGCTAGAGGCATTGGAAGCGGATTTTGTACCCTTGGAATTGAATGACTTGAGCCGGTCCATCGTGCAAGGCGTCGAGCTGAACACCTGGGGCAGGCCGCGTGCGTACTGGGTGTACAAAGATCACCCGGGCGATAACATGAGACTGAACATCGACGTAAAGCGCGTTTCTGCCGATCGACTGTACCAGCTGAAAATGACCAAGCGGTTGCATCAGGTGCGCGGTATTTCTGTGTTCGCATCAGCCCTTGCGCGTATGGACGACATCAAGGAAATAGACGAGTCCGAGCGGGTTGCTGCCAGAGTGGCCGCGGCGATGGCGGGCTACATAAAAAAGGGCACGCCGGACCTGTATCAGCCATCTACTGATGCCAGCGGCAATATCGTGCAGCGGTCCATGGAATTTGTGCCAGGCATGATCATGGACGATCTGTTGCCCGGTGAGGATATCGGCACCATAAACCCGAATCGGCCAAACAATGCCCTGATCCCGTTCCGGGATTCGCAACTACGTTCCGCCGCATCGGGAATGATGACGGGCTATTCGAGCCTGTCGAAAAATTACAGCGGCACCTATAGCGCACAGCGGCAGGAATTGGTGGAGCAGTTTGTCAGTTACCGCACATTGACCGGCACGTTTTGTTTCCGATTCTGCCAGCGCGTGTGGGATGGATTCATAGATACCGTAAGGGCTACCGGCGCGATAAAAATACCTACTGATATCGACGTTGCAACCCTGTTCAACGCCAGCCACACGCCGCCGCCGATGCCGTGGATTGATCCAGTAAAAGAGGCTCAGGCTAACGAGATTGCAGAGGATCGGATGTGGAAGAGCAGGCCGCAGAGCATCCGCGAACGTGGTGGCAATCCAGACCAGGTTAATCGTGAAATCCTACAGGACCAGCAGGAACGTGAGCGACTGGGTCTGCCGACCGCCACGACCAGTGAGCCGGTGCCAGATGAACCACAACAACCGCCGGCACCCGCTGCGCGGCTCAAAGCGAGGATGAGAGCATGATCAAAGTGCAAGCACGCGGACCAGGGCAAGCGGAGATACTGATCTATGATCCCATCGGCGGCGGATTTTTCGGCGATGGTGTTACCGCAAAACGGTTTGTTGATGACCTGGAAGGGCTCGGCGATGTGCGGGATATTCTGGTCCGCATCAATTCACCAGGCGGAGAGGTGTTTGATGGCTTCGCCATTTTCAACGCGCTGAAAAACCATCCGGCACAAGTACATGTGCAGATCGACGGTCTGGCAGCTTCCATTGCATCCGTCATTGCCATGTCTGGCGACCTGATCACCGTAGGCGATGGGGCCATGCTGATGATCCACGATCCATGGTCACTGGCCATGGGGGATGCAGACGACATGCGGGCAGCGGCGGACATGCTCGATAAAGTAAAGGTCGGAATTGCGCAGGCATACGTCAACCGCACCGGCCTTGATGCGGCAGAGATTGACGCGATGATGACTGCTGAAACGTGGTTCACCGCTGATGAGGCGGTCGCTCAGGGGTTCGCCGATGAGCGCACACGAGACACTGAACCAGCGATCCCGCCAGAACCTGCAGCCCGGTTCAATTGGGCTATGGCGATGGCCAAGTATCACAACACGCCACAAAGTTTCAACACGCCGCAGGCTTCTGCGGATTTACCAAAGTCGGCACCTGCCGGCGCAATGCCTAAGGAGGCAATCATGACTACACAAGCATCTGCGTCGGTGCAGGACGCCGACAAAATCGCTCAGGACGCGGGTAAAGCCGCGCTGGCACAGGAACGCGCCCGGCGCACGGGCATTCGTAACGCATTTGGGCGGTATAGCGATGAGCACCGCACGCTGCTCGATGACTGCCTGGATGATGAAAACTGTTCAGTGCAGGCGGCACAAACCAAGCTGCTGGCAAAATTGGCTGAAGGCGCGGAATCAATCGTACCGAAACCCGGTACCATTGTTCCTGGTGCTGACGGCGGAGAGAAGTTCAAAGCCGGTGCTGCTCAGGCGCTACTTTCCAGAATTGGTATCGAGAAGCGTGAGGCAGCCAATGAGTTCAATGGCCTGTCCCTGTGTGGGATTGCAGCACATGCCTTGAGTATGCGCGGCATCAGCGTCAAGGGCTTGAGCAATGATGGCATCGCGCGCAAAGTTCTGGCGCTGTCCAGCAGCGACTTCCCGTCCCTGATGTCGAACGTGGCGGGCAAGGTATTGCGGGCGGCATACGATGCGTTCCCGGATACCTGGCGGCCATGGGTTGCAGTCGGTGAGGTCTCGGATTTCAAGGTCCATCCGCGTATTCAGATCGGCGCGTTCAATGCCTTGGATACCATTCCCGAGGGTGGTGAGTACACCTATGGCGGGCTGGCAGAAGAGGCCGAGAATGCACAGGCAACCACCAAGGGCAAAGCCATCGCGCTGACCCGCCAGATGGTGGTCAATGATGACCTCGGCGCGTTCAATCGCCGGGCGCAATTGATGGGTCGTGCCGCTGCCCGTTCGGTCAATGCCAGCGTGTATGCGCTGCTGACCAGCGGCTCAGGCAATAACGGGCCGGATACCTCCGATACAGGCCAGTATTTCAACGCCACGGCTGTGACAACGGCGGGCGGTCATGCCAATCTCACCAGCGGTGGTACGGCTATTTCCACGGCCTCTCTGGGCGTGGGTCGCACGGCCATGCGCAAGCAGAAAGACAAGAGCCTGAGCGAGACGTTGAACATTCAGCCGACCCTTTTGCTGACACCGGTAGGTGTGGAAGACCTGGCCAAGGAAATCGTCACCAGCGAGACCAAATCCGGGCAGACCAACAGCCGGCAGCCGAACGTGTTACGCAATATGTTTACCGTCATTTCCGATCCGTACCTCGATGGTGTGTCAGCCACGGCCTGGTATCTGTTTGCCAATCCGCTGGATGTAGCGCCGTTCGAGGTGGTGTTCCTGGATGGCAATCAGACGCCGTTCCTGGATGAGATGGTGGACTTCGATACCGACGCCATGAAATTCAAAGTGCGCCTGGACTACGGCGTAGCCATTGGCGACTGGCGCGCGGGATACAAGAACGCCGGAGCATAAACCTGATCCTATAACCCCATGAAAGGCCGCAAAAGCGGCGTTTCTAATTTTACGAGGAAACGAAAATGACGGACAAATTTGTACAAAATGGCGATGTGATCAACCACACCGCCGCCGGGGCCATTGCATCAGGTGCGGTGGTGGAACTGAAACATGCGCTCGGTGTTGCGCTGTCTGCTGCAGCCACTTCAGGTGATGTTATTGCCGTTGCGGTCGAGGGTGTGTTCGTGGTGCCGAAAGTGTCTGCGGCGGTATTTGTGGTCGGTGAAAAACTGGTCTGGGATACCAGCGCTGGTGCATTCGATGATTCCGCCGCTGTGGCAGCGGCTGGTGATATCACCGGCGCAGCCATTGCGTGGGTCGCGGGTGCCAACACCGAAACGACCTGCACGGTCAAGCTGACTCCCGGTAACGCCACGCTCGCGTAATGAAACGGGGCGGCCTGCGGGCCGCTCCATCATTCTATGATCAACTTCGCAGCCATGGACCGCCTGGTTCTGCAAACACTGCAAATGCCGGACGATGCGCAGACCTATTACATGCCAGTAGGTGGCAGCAAGCGGAAATTGACGGATGTCATCTTCCGCTCGCCGTCAACACCGGTGATTGGTGATGATCTGCAATTCGAGGGTGTTGGACCGCAGTTTTCCGTGCACCGTGAGGACGTGCCAGATATTGCGCAGGGCGATGTTTTCGCGCGCGCTGGTGTTGGCTATATCGTTACCAGCGTGGACCGGGACGAGGGTTTTCTGTGGATTGCACATTGCCGGGAGACTGAATGATGTTGCTGGCAGAGGAAATCATCCAGGCTGTTCAGTTAGTACTGCAAACCGGAGTTGATGCGGAGGTGTTCCGTGGCCGGGTTGATCCGCTGGAACAATCACAGCTCCCTGCAGTGGGTATTTTTCAGGGTGCCGATAGTCCTGCTGAAGAGCAGATTTGGCCGTTATTCGATGAGTTGCTGGAAGTGCGTACCGAGGTAGGGGCGAAATCGAAACAGGAAAACATCGAAACTGATCTGAACGAACTACGACGCCAAGTGCACAAAATCCTGTTGATGGAAAACGCGCTAAGCCTGGCTTATATCATCGACATCATCCCGAACGGCGCCGATGAGCCAAAGACCAACGGCAGCTCAGAGCAATACACCGGCACGATGGTAATCAACTGGATCGTGCATTACCGCCACCAATACGCTGACGCAGGAGCAGGACCATGAGAGAACGCAAAACCTACAAATTACGCAAGGGTGAGTCGACGACTCAGGAACCAAAGCCCGCAGAAAAGGCGGAACCAAAACTGAAGGAGAAAGACGATGATCAAATTAGTACGCCGCCGCGTCCTGCTGGCAAAAGCTGAGACGGTCTACAACACCGACTCAGTACCTACCGGAGCTGCAAATGCAATCCTGATCGAGGATTTGAACTGGTCGCCAGAAGGGCTGCGCATGGTGGATCGACCAGCTATTCGTGGCTCACTCGGCGCGTTGCAGCAGGTCTACGGTGGCTCGCTATTGAGTGTCTCGTTCAGCGCCGAAGTTAAAGGCTCAGGCGCTGCAGGAACCGCGCCCGAACTGGGTCCACTGTTTTTGGGTTCGGCCATGGCCGAGACTATCGTTGCAGCGACATCGGTTACCTACAATCCAGCCAGTGCCACGCAGTCCAGTCTTACTCTATATTTTTATGAAGACGGCACGCTAACCAAACTCACCGGCTGCCGTGGCAATGTCGATTTCGTCGGCGAAGTCGGTGCGCGTTTGATGGCGTCATTCACGTTCCAGGGGCATTTCTCAGGGCCTACGGATGTAGCTCTGGCAACTCCGACCTATGACACAACCATTCCGCCGATCCTGATCAATGGAAATTTCACCATTGGCGCATTCGGCGCGATCATCCAGGCGTTGAACGTGAGTTCGGGCAACACGCTGGAAGTGCCGCCCAATCTGTCGTCTGCTGATGGCTATGGCGAAGTGCTGGTCACCAGCCGCGACATCAACGGCTCGATCAACCCCGAGCAAACACTGGTGGCGACCAAAGATTTCATGGCCGCGTTCAAGGCCGGAACTACTGAGGCGTTAGACACTGGTGTTCTGGGTGCAACGGCAGGGAATCGTGTACGCATCCAAATGCCTGCGGTGTACTACCGCAGCATTTCCCCATCCGAACGTCAGGGTGTACTGGCCTATGATCTGCCGTTTGGGGCTGCCGAGGTCACCGGTGACGACGAGATGTCAATCTCGTTTTCGTAAAATGCGAAGCCCGAGTACGTTAGTGCGTAACTCGGGCTTCTAATCAATCACACCTGTTGTGAGGTATGAAATGACTAAACCGAATGTTAAATCAAAAAATAATCATTTGTTTGGGTTTGATAGGTCAAAAAATATAGCCGGTCAGAAATTCGGGAGACTGTTAGTAATCGAAAGGGCTGGCGTTTCAAAACACAGAATGGCGCTGTGGAAGTGCGTCTGTGATTGCGGAAAAATTACCGTTGTCTCAACTGGCACATTAACTACAGGGCAGACCAAATCCTGCGGTTGTTTGCGAATTGAAAAAACAAGTTCGCACCATCTTTCCAGAACTCTAGCTTATCGTGTTTGGGGTGGAATGATGGCTCGGTGTTATAACCCGAAGAGCAACAGATACGAAAGTTATAACGGCCGAGGGATTGGTGTATGTCATAGATGGCATGAGTTGGAGGCTTTCGTTGAGGATATGGGCCAGCCACCTTCGGGTCACTACAGCATTGAACGTATAAATAACGATGGTGATTATGAACCCAGTAATTGCAAATGGGGAACATCGAAAGAACAGGCAAGAAATAGACGATCTACGCTTTGGATCGAATATCACGGGGAGACGAAATCACTGGCTGAGTGGACAGAAGAGCTTGGCATCAATTACAAAAATACTTGGAAGCGAATAACACAGCGTAACTGGTCAGTTATGCGTGCTTTCGCCACGAACACATGAGGAATATATAAGTGAGATCCAGCATCAAAGGCATTGCGCCGGAGTGGTACACGCTATCGGCTGACGAAGGCGAAACCGAGCCCGTCCAATTTTACCTGAAACCATTAGACGGCATGGCTTGGACTGCGGTGCTGATGGAGTCCTACAACGCCGAGACTGGCGAGATCGGCGCAAATGGCATCAGCAAGGCTTTCACGCTGGGCGTCAAAGGCTGGCGCAATATCGAGGACGGCAACAAACCAGGCGAGCCGTTGAAGTTTTCGCGCCAAGCCATGACTTCCATGCATCCCGGTTGGATCATGGAAGTTGGTCAACGGGTTTTGGAGATCAGCAAGATCGATGAGGCCACTGCAAAAAACTCCGACTCGCCGTTGTCATAAGCAAAAATATCAAGGACCTTCCTTGCCTGCGCGGTGGGTGTCAGTGCGCAGAGGGACAGCGGCGAGACCCTTGGATCATTAAGGAGCTGGAGATCGAGACCACGGATTGTCCGGCGCAAATGGTCACCGGTGATTCATGGGGCATGCTCGATCTATACCAGCACTACACGGCGGGATTCCTGCCATTTCCAGGCGGCATCATGGCACAGCCTAATGTTTTTGCGAATGCCATGCGCATCATAGCGGCGGAGATTAACAGTGAGTAAAACTAACAATCTCATCGGCGAAAGATTCAGCCGATTAGTTGTCGTTCGTAGCGCTGGCGTTAATAAGCATAAACATGCGCTGCTGGAATGCGTATGCGACTGCGGTAAAAACACCACCGTGCTTGCAAACAATTTAACAAGAGGAAGAACAGGATCGTGCGGGTGTTTACAGCGAGATAAAGCCAAGACTCACGGCCTCGTTCACAAATCAAATTATAAGCGGTGGCGCGGAATGTTGGACAGGTATTACAACCCAAATGATAGTAAGTTTAAGAACTACGGTGGCAGGGGGATTTCGGTTTGCAGCCGATGGCATGATATCGCATTTTTTAATGAGGATATGGGCGATCCTCCAAATGAATATAGCATAGACAGAATAAATAACGACGGAAATTATGAGCCCGGCAATTGCAGATGGGCAACACGGGAAGAGCAGGCTCGTAACACGAGCGCTACGGTACTGCTCGAGTATAAAGGCGCAACCAAACCCCTAGCCGAGTGGGCCGATAAACTGGGGCTTAACTACGGAATGGTATGGCAACGAATTAAGCGGGGCGGGTGGCCAGTTGCGCGAGCATTTGAGCAACCGCATAGACTGAGTCAGAATTGACCATGTCAAAGACCGTTACCAGCCGCTTTGTCCTCAAGGGCGACAACCAGCTCAATTCCGCGTTTTCAAAAGCTTCCCGGCAGCTGGGTGATCTCGCGAAAAAAGCTACGCTATTCGGAGCTGCGTTCGCTGGTCTAGCTATCCGGGCAGTTTTCAAAGCCACGCAGGAACAGGAAGCAGCCGTAGCTCAGCTCAATGCCTCTTTACAATCTACGGGGCGATTCACTGAGGAAACCTCCCGCGCACTACAAGATTACGCTTCTTCATTACAGGCTGTTACCACATTCGGTGATGAAGCCATCATTTCCGCGCAATCCCAACTGCTGACGTTTACTAAGCTCGGTACCGAGGTATTCCCTCGCGCAACCGCAGCTGTGCTCGATCTGTCGGCAAAGATGGGCACCGACCTGCGCAGTTCTGTGGTGCAGATCGGCAAGGCGCTCAATGATCCAATTCTCGGCGTTACCGCCCTGGCCAGATCAGGGATACAGTTTACTGTACAGCAAAAGGAGATGATCCGGACTCTGGTCGAATCCGGTGACGTGCTGGGCGCGCAAAAGATCATCCTGGCAGAACTTGAAACGCAGTTCGGCGGATCAGCCAAAGCAGCGCGCAACACCCTCGGCGGTGCGCTCAAGGGTGTACAAAATTCGTTTGCTGACCTGCTGGAAGGCGATACAGGGTCTGATGGTATGCGCGGTGCCATAGACGCGCTGAATGAATTGACCGAAACTCTGAATGATCCAGACGTGAAGGAGGGGTTCGCCCGCCTGACTGAGAGCATCGTTACATTCATCGGCAAAATGGCGCAGGTGCCGGGAACTATCGGGTTTTTGAAAGATGAAATCAAAGAATTATTCGGCGTCATCGCGGACAATGATTTTGACCGGCGTGAAGACGAAATAGCGGACTTGCAGGAACAGCTGACAAAGGCCCGCGAAAAGTCCATCAATATTTTCGGGCGTGAGAACAGCCTTTTTGCCGCTAGAGCGAGAAGTCTGGAAATCGAAATCAAACTGAAAAAAGAATCTCTTGAGTTTGATCGCCTGGCGTCCCAGACAAAAAAAATAGTTCCCAACGTTTCAGCATTGTTGAATCTCCCTGCAGCACCATCAGCCCCTATCATCAATCCCGAAGAAACAAAACGACTGCAAGAGGTCGTTAAATTGCTGGATGATTTGCAGCGGCAGGTCAAAGAATTTGGTTTGAGCGGAGAAGAAAAATCGCTCATCAAGTTGATCGATTCGGGCGCGACTGATGATCAGATCGCCAAAGCGCGGCAACTGGTCAATGAACTGCAATCGCTACAGCTGGTGCAAAACGAAATTGCCGATGCGGTAAAAGAGCGCAATGATCTTGAGCAGGAATATGCTTCTTTGCTGTCCGGTACGCGCACGGACATCGAGCAACATGCAACGGTAGTACAACGCATTGTTGACCTGTTGGCTGCCGGTGTTATCCCGTCTACAGCGGAATATAAAGACATTCTCGCGCGCGTCAATGAGCAGTTCCTGGAGTCGCAAGAAAAAGTATCCGAGCTGGACGAGTTCACCAAAGAGGCAGCGCACGCCATGCAGTCAGCGTTTGCTGATTTCCTCTTCGATCCTTTTCACGAAGGACTGAAAGGGATGGTGCGAGGATTCGCGCAGACTATTCAGCGCATGCTGGCAGAGCTGGCAGCGGCGCAACTGCTTAAATCCCTTTTCGGCGGGCTGTCTGGCAGTAGTAATAGTTTTCTATCCTCTCTGGGTACAGCGTTCGGTGGCGGCAAAGCCCACGGCGGACCCATAGACGCTGGCCGTGCTTTCCTGGTTGGTGAACGCGGGCCGGAAATCATTGTACCGCGCGGCGCCGGAACAGTGATCCCGAACAATCGCCTGGGTGGATCAGTCGTGGTCAACATCGACGCTCGGGAATCTGACAATCCGGGTAGATTACTGGCGCTGGTGCCGCTGATTCAGTCTCAGGTTGAACGGAGTCTGACGCTGAAAATGCGCAGGGGCTTCGCGTGACGGATTTTTCCTGGCCGTCAGGCGTGCCGATTGCCAGCGCGTCGTTTTGGCTGGTCGATGGCGTCCGGCGGTTCAGGTCGCCGTTGTCCGGCACAGTACGTACTGAGCAGGTGCATCCGCAATTCTGGGAAGCGTCGCTGTCTTTCGTCAATCTGAAAGCGGATGAAGGGCAAAGATTGGAAGCCGCTCTGTGGCGCGTTCAGGGCGCGGCTAATCGCATCCTGGTGCCGATGACCGATTATATCCGCCAAGGGGCAGGTGGTGGCTCTCCGGTGGTTGCAGGGGCAGGACAGACGGGCTTGTCCCTGGCTACCAGTGGCTGGCCGAACAGTACGCTGGTTCTCAAAGCAGGCGACCGTTTCGGTGTTAGCGGTCAGGCTTTTTCTGTTGCTGTCGACGTGACATCGAGTGGCACCGGCACGGCCACCATTACCCTGGTCAACAACATCCGCACCGCGCCGACCAATGGCGCATCCGTCGAAATCACCACTCCCACCGTGCGCTGCATTCTCAAAAACATTTTCGCCATGAGCACCAGGTCCGGCAGATTCAAGGACGGCCAGATCGAGTTTGAAGAAGCAGTGCCGTAATGTCCATTTCCGCTCTAAATCAAGCCGCGCTCGAATCAGAGCACTCCTCCCGCATTTATTTCCTATTTCTGGATTTGGCTATTGATCCGTTCCGCGTCTGCACCGGCGTTCGCACCTATACAACTCTGGGCTTTGACTGGCTCGGCATCGGCGAGATTGCCGGTATTTCTGATATCGCTGATGCTGCTGACATTGCCGCGCGGCAAGTGACCATCAGCGCGTCCGGTGTCGATCCGTGGATCACTGAACCGGTATTAAGCCGCACCAATTACAAAGGGCGGGCGGCGGTTATTTATCGCGGCATGCTCGATGCTGAAAACAATCTGATTGACGATCCGTGGATCATCTGGCAGGGCCGTATGGATGTCGGATCTATGTCGCGCGACGACCAAACCAACGTCGCGCAGATCGTCTGTGAGCCGCTGGCTGCGCGGTTACTGCGGGCAAACGTTTCGCGCTACTCCGATCAGGACCACCAGATTCGTTTTCCCGGTGACAAATTTTATGAGTTTTTGCCGGAGATGGAAAAGAAAGACGCCAACTGGGGAGGGCAGCGTATTGCGCCGGCAACCAGCGGTGTCGGTGGCACCCGGGGCGGCGGTTTTACCGGCCAGCGGCGCCTATTCTGATGGAACTGTGCGCGGCGGTGGAGAAATATCAGGATGCCGAATTTCAATATGGTGTGCTGGACTGTTTCCTTTTTGTCTGCAACATCATCCGCGATGTGACCGGTGTTGACCATGCGGTACCGTGGCGGGGTAAATATCACAGTCAGCATGGTGCACTGCGGCAGATGGCGGTGCACGGTGGATTCATCGAGACGGTTAGCTCTGCATTTGGCGAGCTGCATCCGATCTGGGCGGTAAAAGCTGGCGATCCTGTTTTAATCGCATCCCCTCTGGTGGATGACGATGCGGTCAGTCAGGCGGTAGGCATCTACGATGGTGCTGTGGTTCAATGTCTGACGGAAAGTGGATTGTACCAGGTGCCGGTTATGTCTGGCCGGGGATGCTGGCATGTCTAGGATTGTTCGCGGCATTGTAGGCGTTGCGATTGTTGCAGTTGGCATATATACCGCAAATCCTGGATTGGTTGCATTTGGTGCCAGCTTGGCTCTGGGAGCAGCACTGGAGAAAAAGCCAGGCTCTTTGGACCAACTGCGCAGCCAATCGGTTATGGTGCGCTCTGCCGTACAGCCGCAGGAGATATTGTTCGGCAGGGATAAAAAGTCTGGCGTTGTGGCGTTTTTCGACACGTCTGGGTCAACTAATGAATTTCTGTGGTTCGTGGTGGCCGTGGTCGAACACGAAATCGACGGCTACGAGAAATTATGGCTGGATGCAACGGCGATTGATATTGCTACAGAAATTGATGTTGACGGTTATGTCACACATACAAAATTCATTGATGCTGCCGGCAAGAAGCTGGTAAAAACAAAATTCTATACCGGGCTGGATTCTCAAGTTGCTGACCCGGAACTGGTCGCAGCATTCACTGATTGGACCATAGATCATAAGGGCCAAGGTGTGGCCTATTTCTGGGTCCGTCTAGAGCTGGACAAATCCGATGGCGGTAATGATCCAGATAACCCGTCAGCAAATGTGTGGGCTAAGGGCTATCCACGGGATATCGCGGTTACTGCACGCGGCGAGAAAGTTTACGATCCGCGACTTGACTCAACAAACGGCGGTACAGGTCTGCACCGTCTGGCCGATCCTACCACCTGGGAATGGTCCGAGAACTCGGTGCTGTGCCGCGCTTATTACGCAATGTCATCGCGCTTTGGTCCTGGCTATACATCGGCAGAGATTGACTGGTCAGTCTCTATTACCCAAGCCAATATTGCTGACGAACTCGTTTCCATTCCAGGATCAACGACGCAAAAACGTTACACGCTGAACGGCGTGGTATCGACGGAAGGAGATCCGAAAGCCATCATCGAATCCATGCAATCTGCCGATCATGGTGTCACGCTGTTTTTGCCATCAGGAATTGAAATCAGAGCAGGGGCATGGAGCGCATCATCCCACACGATTGACGAGAGCTGGATTGCCGGGCCGTACTCGGCGACTTCAGCAACACCTACGGATGACGCATATAACGCGATCAGAGGCCAGTACGTCAGCGCGGCTGCTGATTACACCGTCATCGAATTTCAACCCAGATTAGCGCCAGCATTTGAGACCGAGGACGGGGTAGGCAGAGTATGGACTGATGTTGTCCTGCCGTTCACGCGCGAGGAATTTACCGCGCAACGGCTGGCTATCATCGAGCTGAAAAAGTCCCGCCAGCAAGCAAACGTGCAGCTACAATGCAATTACCGGGGCGAGCTGGTGCAGCCGTACCAGATCGTCACCATCAACCTCCCCGGTTATACCAGCCAAACATTTCGCGTACTCGGTAAATCACAGTCCACGGACGGTACTACCACGCTGCAATTGCGTGAGGAACTGGAGTCCGATTGGACCTACACCATCCCCGACCTTGCCACCCCGCCGATCATCCCCTCCGTATTGCGCAATCCCGACGGCGTTACAGCTCCAACTGCATTGGCTGCCATTACCGCGGCCGGCGGCATCAATGTGGTGTGGGCACATCCAAACCTGACGGCTATTTCTCACATCGAGGTTTATTCTGCCGATACGAATCTGCGTAGTGGTGCGACATTGCAGACCGGAGTTAAGGGCCTGGCGTGGTTTGACTTCCAGGATGAGGGCACAATCAAATACTACTGGGTCATTGCGCGTGGTCTCAACGGCATGTTGTCGCAGTGGTTCCCGGTCAGTG